AAATCGTTTTATGCTTTTTGGGATGCTAATAATCAGGTATGGTCTAGGGACGAGTTTAGACTTCGACAGATGATTGACGCTGATTTGTTTAAGTACACCAAAGAAAATATAGAAGATAACATTCCGCATGAAATTTTGACTGTTCAAAGCTTTAGTACTAGAATGTGGGAAACATTCAATAAATTCATCAAAAACTTTCCAGATAATTCACAACCTTTGGACACTAGTTTAACATTTACTAATACTGAAGTTAAAAAAGGTGATTATGTAAGTAAACGATTAAGTTATGCACTTGAATCGGGTAAAACAGATGCATGGGATGAAGTAGTACAAACACTATATTCTGAGAATGAACGCGATAAGATTGAATGGGCCATTGGTGCTATTGTATCTGGGGATTCTAAAACTATTCAAAAGTTTTTAGTTTTCTACGGCCCTCCGGCAAGTGGAAAATCAACAATTTTGAATATTATAGAGAAGTTATTTCATGGATACACTACCACTTTTGATGCTCGAGCATTATCTAATGGTAGCTCATCATTTTCTACAGACGTATTCAAAGGTAACCCATTAGTAGCTATTCAGCACGATGGTGACTTATCTAAAATTGAGGATAATGCTAAATTAAACTCAATTACATCTCATGAAGATATGACTATGAATGAGAAGTACAAACCGAGCTACACAGCTAGAGTTAATGCATTCTTATTTATGGGAACAAATAAACCTGTTCAGATTACAGATGCTAAAGCTGGAACAATTAGGCGTTTGATTGACGTTCACCCAACGGGGACTAAAATATCCCCAGAACGGTACCACGTTCTTATCGAACAGATTAATTTTGAGCTTGGTTATATTGCTAAAAAGTGTCTTGAAAAGTATAAGGCTATGGGTAAATATTACTACAATAACTATAAGCCAGTTACGATGATGTACCAGACAGATGAGTTTTACAACTTTATATCTGCGCATTACGACATATTTAAAGCAGAAGACGGTGTTAGTCTAAAGCGTGCCTGGATGATGTATAAAGAATATTGCGTCGAAACCAATATTACTAAATTAATGAAATACTCTACATTTAGAGAAGAACTTAATATGTATTTTAGAAACTTTGAAGATCGAGTTAAGGTTGGTGATGATTGGGTGCGCAGTTATTATTCAGGATTTGAGGGTATTCCTAAGTCTACTCCATTTATTCCAGATAAGTCATATACCATTGAGTTGCGGTCAATCGATCCATCTGTAGAGAGTTCTACATTTGATTACAAGTATAAGGACGCTATTGCGCAACTAGCCAGTAGCTCTGGAACACCGAAACAAAAATGGGTTAATGTAAAGACTACTCTAAAAGATATTGACACAAGTCAGTTACACTACGTTAAAGTTCCCGAGAATCATATTGTCATTGACTTTGATCTCGTTGACGAAGATGGTGAAAAAGACCTTGAGTTAAATATAGAGGCGGCCTCAAAATGGCCCCCAACCTATACTGAGTTGAGTAAGAGTGGTTTTGGTGTGCACTTACACTATTACTATTCTGGTGATGTTAATGAACTTTCCAATATTTATGATGTTGGTATTGAGGTTAAAACTCTATTAGGCGACAGCTCTTTACGACGCCGGCTTTCTAGAGCGAACACTTTAGATATTTCAACAATTAGTAGCGGATTACCGAAAAAGGAAAAACGCATGATTGATAATAAAAGCATTCAAAGTGAAAAAGGTTTACGTGATCTAATTGATCGGAATCTCAAAAAGGAAATACATCCTGGAACTAAACCATCTGTTGATTTTATTCATAAGATTTTAGAAGATGCGTATAATAACGATATTAGTTATAATGTCACCGATCTAAAACCAAGAATATTAACTTTTGCAGCCAGGAGTAGTAATCAAGCAGCTATTTGTATTAAAACTGTACAAACTATGCATTTTATGGGTAAGAATGATATGCCTGCGCCAACGAATCTGGACGATAAACCAATCGTATTCTTTGACGTTGAAGTATATTCTAACTTGTTTATTGTTTGTTGGAAGTACGCAAATAGTCAAAATGTTGTGCGTATGATAAACCCAACACCATCTGAAGTCGAATCTTTATTTTCGATGAAGTTGGTTGGTTTTAATAATCGTAGGTATGATAATCATATTATGTATGCTCGCTCTTTAGGATACACAAATCTTCAACTATACGACCTATCACAAAAGATAATTGTTGATAATAATTATAATGCAGCTTTTGGAGAGGCGTATAATCTTTCATATGCGGATATTTATGACTTTAGCTCAAAGAAGCAAGGTCTTAAAAAGTTTATGATTGAACTTGGAATCAACCACATGGAACTTGATATTCCTTGGGATAAGCCTGTGCCTGAAGAGTTGTGGCCCAGGGTTGTAGAATATTGTGTTAACGACGTATTGGGTACGGAGCATGTGTTTGATGCTCGAGCAGAGGACTTTACGGCTAGAGAAATTCTATCTGAACTTTCTGGACTTACGATCAACCACACAACACAAAATCATACAGCCAAGATTATATTTGGCGATGAAAAGAAACCAAAAGATAGTTTTGTTTACACCGATCTTTCTACTATATTTAAGGGGTATACATTTAATGGGAAAGAAAGCTTATACAGAGGAGAAATTGTTGGTGAAGGTGGTTACGTCTACGCCGAGCCTGGTTTCTACGAATCCGTTACACTTTTGGACGTCGCGTCTATGCATCCGACGAGTATCGAGCAACTTGATTTATTTGGAAAGTACACAAAGAACTTCAGTGCCCTTAAAGAAGCACGCTTGGCGATTAAGCATAAGGACTACACAAGAGCCCGTAGTTTACTTGACGGTAAGCTCGCTAAGTTTCTTGAGGGTGCTGAGGATAATCCCAAGAGTAGTGCTGACTTATCATACGCTCTTAAGATCGTCATCAACATTGTCTATGGCCTCACAAGCGCCACGTTTGATAGCATATTTAGAGACAATCGGAACAAGGACAACATCGTAGCTAAACGAGGAGCCTTATTTATGATTGACCTGAAGCATGAGGTTCAATCTCGTGGTTTTAAAGTTGTTCATATTAAGACGGACTCGATTAAGATTCCAAACGCAACACCAGAGATTATTGAGTTTATATTTGACTATGGTAAGAAGTTTGGGTACGACTTTGAGAATGAGGGAACTTATGAAAAGTTCTGTTTAGTAAACGATGCTGTTTATATTGCTAAAGACGGAGATAATTGGACAGCTGTTGGAGCTCAGTTTCAGCACCCATATGTTCTTAAGACGTTATTTACTAAGGAACTAACAACATTTGACGACTTCTGTGAGACTAAGAACGTAACACAAGGCGCTATGTATTTAGATCCTATGGACTCTGAGGATGTCAAAGATATGATCCATGTTGGTCGAACTGGTAGTTTTGTACCTGTAAAACACAACGGTGGAAATCTTTGGCGAATCAAGGACGGTAAAAAATATGCGGTATCTGGAACTAAAGGTTACAAATGGATTGATAGGGAGATTGCTAAGAGTCGGGACGCTGCGCATGATCTATTTATAGATATGGAGTATTTCGAAAGTCTGGCAAAAGAAGCCATCAACACAATAAATAAATTTGGGGACTTTGAGCGTTTCAGTGACCCATTTTAGTGAGTAGTCGCAGACTATACAACTACTATAATAGAAGAGAAATAGGTTTTCTTCGGCATAGGGAATTCCGATAAAAAGGAGTTCTCTATGCCTTTTATTTTTACAACTTAATGGAGGATAATAATGGTAAGTTTAAATAATATTGAAGATTACAATATGCCTGTGGTAATTTATATTACAGATGCAACATACTCTATGGTGTGTGCACTTTCTGGAAAGAAGTTACCAAAAAGTATTGTAGACGGTTATATTCGATTTGTTTGGCAGAGTCCAACCAATTTCGAGTTCATGACCGACTACGAATATGAAGAGAAGTACGAAGAAGCTGTTAGTGTTGGAACTGTTATATTCTTAGCATCGAAAGGATGACAATGAGCAAGGATCTTTTAGTACTTAAGGTAATGAGAGAGAAAAAATGGTCACGTCGTTTCGCCACAGAGTATGTAATGGAACGAACATATAACGGCTTATCACATAGTCAGGCTTTTCAGGCTGCTATGCGATCTAAGTATATCAAACAAGAAGATAAACCCAAAACATTTAATTAAGGAGATAATTATGGCTGAGGCCAAAACATTCATGGTTGAAGACGCTACGCTCGTTTTCAAAAACTTTGCAGGTAAAGAGGATAAGTACAACCGTGCTGGGGATCGTAACTTCAGTGCGCTCCTCCCAACAGATGTGGCAACCCAAATGGAATCAGATGGGTGGAATGTCAAGTGGCTGCGACCACGTGAGGAAGGCGAAGAACCTACTGCCTATATTCAGGTAGCAGTGAACTATAAGAACCGACCACCACGTATTGTGATGATCACATCAGCTGGACGCACACCGATCAGCGAAGAGATGGTAGAGACTCTTGACTATGCTGATATTTCCCTTGTTGACTTGATCGCTCGTGGTTACGAGTGGGATGTCAATGGTAAAAAGGGCATCAAAGCATATTTGCAGTCGATGTTCGTCACGATTCAAGAAGACCTGTTAGAACAAAAATACGGCTTAATTGCCGAAGATGATGAAGAATAAAGGAAACCATTATGTCAATCAACTATAACACATTCGTCAGGAAGCCTTTTAAGGTTGAAGCTGTCGAAATCACAGAAGAGAATATCGCTGAGATTGCTCCTCTAATTGGAGAACTCCGGGAGCGAGAGGACGATAAGACAAAGTTTATTTATGTCGATCGTCGCTTGGTGCCAAACATCTGGCGAGTTTATCCTGGATTTTTCATGACGAAGATGGGTGACAACATCCGTTGTTACTCACGTCGCGTATTTCTGGAGCAATTTGTGCTCACGGATGACAGCATTGATCAATGGTGCACCTATATTGACGGTCTAACTCCTCAGGGAGAGTGATCGCAATAATTACAATGCCTATAATAGAAAGAACGATAGAACAACAACATATTCTATAAAGGTAACATACCTGTGTTCTTTCTTTTTTTATTCAACTATATTAATGGAGGATAATTATGCAATGTAGCGAATGTAATGAAAAATCTATAATTGGGAGAAATCTTGATTTAGGAGGAAATTGGTACTATTGTGCTAAGCATGCTTTAGAGTACTTAGCAGTAGCTCTTTGGAGTCCTGTAGATTTAATGCAACTTGAATTAGATTCTGATGAGGATATGATTCGAGAAGGTACACATAAGTTATTTGAATTGGTTGAAAAAGAGTTGACTAAGCAACTATAAATAGGCGTTAGGCTTAGTGCGGGGGGTCGGAGAAATCCACCCCCATCGACTGAGAAGGTACTCAGAACATTTTTAGTATTGATCCGCTAAAAATGAAGTAAACAAAAAACCGCTTAGTGATGGCTACGTGACTTCCTAGTGTGGCCGTTTAAGGATTAAAGGAAGATTCTTAAACTAGTTAAGGACACTTATAGTCGTGCATTTTGTACACTATAAGTTAACCCGTCCTGAGCAATGACATTAAACTGCTCACCTTCTCAATAATAACAACTAATAAAAGGAGAGTAATGATTAATATTAATGATATTAAAAACGGTATCTTCGAACATGAATGTGAAATGCAAGGATGTGATCGTAAAGTTATTTATGATGACGAACCTTGGTGTTTTACGCACTCGCCCGATGAGGGTTCTTCAGTTCGCGGATATTCTGCGTTTGAGAAGCGACCTTTAACCGGGATCAAGTATATTTGCCAATTCCCGGATTGGGATGGTTTTATGGACGGACAGTTGGTTACTTATAACGGAACCTTCGATCTTGACTTCGTTGATGTCAATCACAAAGACGAAGACTATGATGAAGATATTGTGTTAGATCCTTTTACCGAGGAATCTGCACGGTTATATTTGGTGAATAAAGGCTATGGAAACGTGGAGTTTATTTACTAGGGTTTCCCTTACCCCCCAAGAGGGAACGCCCTGAGCATGGCGTAAAACTGCTCGCTTTATTTAAAAACTCATAATTATACTTACTAATCAAAGGAGAAATAATGAATATTGTACATGAAGAAGTTAAAGATCTGTTATTTAGGATTGACCTGGACTATGTGGTATTTGACACACTAGATTCGATTATATTAAAAGTTGGAGGCGGGTCATGCGGACATCAACCAAACCCAACATCAGATTGGTATTGGTTCGAGACTGATGGTATCTGTCAAGAGGCTCTGAACAAGCCCGAAAAAGTTCACCACTATGGTGAAATTGACTGCGCTAAAGAAGCGTATCAATACGAATATGTCAATGCGAGTTGGGCAATCCAGTGGCAGCAGTTCAAACCAACCGTCATATATATTGACGAATATCGGTTCAACGACAATTCTATTAAGGATTTGAAGAAGTATGTTGACGATATTTATCTAGAACAACAAAAGCGTAAAAAAGATCAAGACACACCCATTGAACAATTAATAGAAAAAGCCATAAAGGAGATGAAGTAATGGAAAGTCTAGTAAGCACAAGCGAGGTAACACTCGTAATCCAACACAACCCACATATTAAGAAACGTTTTACAGTTCAGGATATCTCGGAACTTCGAGAAGATATTCAGGCTTTGACAAAGTGCTCATTTTCTGACGGGGTTAATATCACAAACAAGATTATCGATGAGGTTGAGTTTTATTTAAACTCTACTTCGTACGAAGTCCAGGCATTTAAAGATCGAGTTATAACAGAAGTTGAAGCTGTTACTTCTAACTTCGACTCGTTATATTACCTACTTCAAGGTTTTGCTAAAGAGATCGATAGCCAGAGGACCAAATGAGTCATATAGACAGCTATATCCCAACAGACTTCAACCCCGGAACACTCCACCCATTGAAGTGCTTATGGATTGCTCGAAAATATCAGAATCTTGTTCGGGAGTACTACGACCAAGACTTTATTGCAGACGATGTTATGCGCCGTGCAATGGATCAAATTAAGAGTGATCTGGACTTGCTGCACGAAGAAGCAACGCATGCCATATCTATTGGTATGTACATCCATGATTACATTATTCTGGAGAACATGACAAAAGAAGCGTTGGAGCAGTATGACGCCGCTCTGAACGAGGAAGCATTTCTTATGAGTATCAGCATTAACGATACTTCAAAAGACGTTTAAGAAATACAGTTTCTCCATTCTGTAAAAATGGAACATGTGCGCATCTGGTGATTGCGTATATTTTAGATGTAGATAACGAGGTTATCATTTGGCTTAGCATTCGCGAAAGCATTTATTCTTTAATATACTGTTTAGGGGTTCGATCCCTCTAGCGCACACTCTACAATAGAAACCCGAAACAGAAGTAGGGATTCAGAAAGGTAATAATGGGAGATTGTGATTTTCCTGGAATGCGTTGTACAGCGGTCACCGAATGGGACCCAACAGCATATGTTGCTGCTGGTATGATTATAATTATTAGCATTCTACTGGTAAAGAAGATTGCATCTATGATCAGAAACAAATAGGAGCTCTATGAAACATTCAAAGCAAATTAAACATTTTGCGATTGAGAATGCCAAAGCAATATTGATAGCGGCAAACCTGCTATTTGTATTACTACTGGTAATACTCAGCGTAACACAAGCAAAAGCAAAAGAAGTAGAACTGGGAGTCATCACTGACTTTATTCCCGTAATACAAGAAACCACAAGTACATCTACAAGTACTACAACGACCACTAGCACAACTAGTACGTTGCCGGATTTATCAGATGTCGATTGGATATCTCTAGCTCGAAGTGAGTATGGTAAATGCGGAGAATGGTACACAACTGCTATATCTGTAGGATGGCCCGCTGAAGAGTGGGTACGATTACAGCAGGTTATTTGGCGCGAGTCTCGTTGTTTAGCTGAGGCTTTCAATGGTGCAGACGCCGGCCTGGTTCAAATCAACAAAGTTCATTCGAAGTGGATGTCCGACTTTGGATATTCGTTTCCTGACGACATGTTCGTTCCAGAAAAGAACTTGACCTTCGCATTAGCGTTGTGGAATAGTTCTGGTTGGAAGCCCTGGAGATTCTCCGGGACTACCTGGAACGAGTAAATCTATACCACCTGAGCATGTGGCTAAACTGCTCGCCCTACAAGGCTTATATTTTTTACCGAAAGGATATCATGGAAGAAGCAATTCTAAAGTTAACAAATGAAATAAAGCATGACCGAAGTGTTAAACTTAAAATGTTTGGTGTTGCTGTTCTATGCGCATATTTATACAAAAGATCTTTTAAAAAGATAGTTAACCCGATAACAGTAAAAGTAGTTAACGACGTAGAACGCGCGCAAGCCGTTGCGTATGCAAAATATTATGAAACATATAGTAAAGCTTTAATGAAGTTATTTGAAGATGGGGTTGATGACGTCGATCAAGAGGCTCTGGACGCATATCATTCTGAAATTGAATTTCTAGATCTAATGTTTCAAAACGAAATCAATTAATGGTTTGGGGCGATAGCTCAGTTGGTCAGAGCGTGGAACTCATAATTCCTTGGTCGTGGGTTCAAGTCCCACTCGTCCCACTATAAGTATAAACGTCGCAGAAAACACAACGGGTATAATAGAGAGTAACTACTAAAAGGAGATTGTAATGAATGGATCAAATTTAAGGTTTCCAAAGCGTAAGCGTAAGGTATATGAATACATAGCCCCAGCGGGTGCGGTTTTGGTGATCATTGGATGTTGGTGTGTTAAGGCAGTAATTAAAGAAGAAACTAACTAAAAGATTAAGCCCCTTAAACAAGGGCTTTCTCTTTTTCTAAGTATAAAAGTCGCAGAGATCACAACGCCTTTAATAGAGAGTAATCGACAAAGGAGAAATTATGTTTAATACAAAAAAGGTAGCAACATTATCAACACAAGAAAATCTATTTGAAATAGCAAGAAAAATAGACAGAATTGTGTTTGATGATATTCTAGAATTAAATGAAGAAGACAAAATGTTAATTATCGAACATCTCGAAATAATGACAAGATTTGCGAAAACGCAAACAAAGGATTGAACCCCTAACAAGGGTTCTTTTCTTTTTTCAATTAAAGGAGAGTAATGGATAAAATTAGTACATACTTTAAACTATGGTGTGGTCATATTCAGATGCGTAGAGTCGAAGGTGTTAAGTACGGTGAGACTCGAGTATATTGCAGACAGTGTGAAGACCTTCGTACCGTATTAAAAATGAGTAGAAGCAGGTTTGATTAATGGAACTTATGCCGCATCAAAAGAAAGCAGTTGATCAACTAAGTAATGGAAAGATATTGTATGGCGGAGTTGGTACCGGGAAATCTTTAACGGCATTAGCATATTATCTTAAAGCGGAATCACCGAAGGATATTTACATCATCACAACAGCTAAGAAGCGTGATAGTCTAGAGTGGGAGCGTGACGCTGCTAAGTTAGGTATCGGTCCTCGAGTAGGCGCAACCGTTGCTGGACGATTGATTATTGACTCGTGGAATAACATTGGTAAGTACATCGGAATCGAAGATGCTTTCTTTATATTTGACGAGCAGCGATTAGTCGGTAGTGGCGCTTGGGTTAAGTCTTTCCTAAAGATCGCTAAGAGCAATGCGTGGATATTACTCACTGCAACTCCTGGCGACACATGGTTAGATTATATTCCAGTGTTCATTGCCAATGGGCTTTATAAGAATGCTACACAGTTTAAACGCGAGCATGTTATTTACGCGCACTTTGTCAGCTTTCCTAAAGTCTTACGATATATTGGTGAGGGTACGCTCGAGAAGTATCGCAACATGTTACTTGTCGAGATGCCTTATATTAAACACACAACGCGCAACATGCAGAACGTTTTAGTAACTTATGATCAACAAAATTATAACAAAGTAATTAATGATCGTTGGAATATATATGAGGAACGCCCGATTAAAGATGTTAGCGAGTTATTTAGAACAATGCGTAAACTGGTCAATAGTGATCAGTCGCGTGTGGACGCACTAACTGATTTACTTAAAAAGCATCCGAAGATAATCGTATTTTACAACTTCGATTATGAGTTGGAAATCCTTAGAACCTTTCACTGGATTACTAAAGTAGCTGAATGGAATGGACATAAAAAGGAGCCAATTCCGGAGAATGACTCATGGATTTACCTAGTTCAGTATATTGCCGGAGCTGAAGGATGGAACTGTATCGAGACGGATTGTATGGTATTTTGGAGTCTTTCATATTCTTGGAAGAACTTTGAACAAGCCCAGGGACGCATCGATAGGCTAAATTCTCCGTTTAAGGAACTATATTATTACACTTTTACATCGAATTCACAGATCGATAAGGCTGTAAAAAAAGCTCTAGGAGACAAGAAGATATTCAATGAGGGGCAGTTCTTCAGTGATGAGATGAGGTTTGTTGATATTTGACAAGAGGTTTGACACGTTAAAAAACACCCCCCACCTGGTGTTATGTACCTATTTGGACTTTTGTGTACGCGTGTCAAACTCTCTTCAACAAAACTCTTATATGCTTTAACATTATACTTACTATATACGCGGATGAGAGATAAGTATAATAGTATATATTACAAAAAGATTTTTACACACAATATTTATGACATTTGACACAGAGAGGTAATTATGCAAACATTCGCTCCTGAGGGACAAGATATTCACCTTGGCTTCCAACGTTTAGATTATAGGCGTTTAGGAAAGCAAAGAGTAGAAGCCTGGCAGATTTTAAATAGTATTAGAGGTATTGATAATCACGGTAATACACTACAAACACGAGGTTGGGTATCTCACCCAGCAACTAAGATGTGGTCCGGGTATCCAAGAGCTTTAGCATATTACGGTATAGCTTGTTGCGAAGAATGGTTGTATAGAGGATATCGAGATTCCTTACTGGAACGTTTTTATGATGTCTATGAGTTATTAAAATTCGATGATGCGACTCCTCCGATATTTTTAGATGACATTAAAGAGTCACACAGATCAAACTTAATTAGAAAGTATCCTGAATATTATTCTGAGTATTGGCCAGACACATCAGATGACATACCATACTACTGGCCGCGATAGGAAAGACATGAACCAAGAATTTATTGAAGAATGGAAAACCATAGAGGAGTTCCCAAATTACGATATTAGTAACTATGGAAACATTGCTAATAATTTTAATGAAGTATTATTAGAAGTAAGTAAAACAAAACAAGGAGCTTTAAAAGTTGGTCTTGTAAAAGATGGGAAGCAGTACACTAGATCTGTTAAAGTTTTAGTAGCCGAAGCTTTTGTTATAGGACAAACCGATATATTTGATACTCCGATATTATTAGACGGTGATCAATCAAACTGTAGTGCTTGGAATATTGAGTGGAGACCACGTTGGCATGCTTGGAACTATTCATATCAGTTCAATGACATTAAAGAATTTTATTATATGGGCCCAGTGCTTGAGTTAGATTCGGATGGAATAATTTTAAGAGCATATAGAACAATCGTAGATGCTGCTGTTGATAATGGAGTTTTATTTTCAGACGTATGGAAGTCAGTGCATACAAAAAAAGAAACATTCCCTACTGGACAGATATTTACATTAGCTGATAAAGTATAAACCTGGTGAGTTTACAAGGGCTATAATAGAGGAGAGCCGCATTTTAAGCGGTTTCTATATTTTTTGCGAGGTGTCTATGAAAGAAAGAGACTATCAAGCGAGCCTAATTAAACGATTAAATAAAAGATATAAAGATTGTCTTATTATGAAAAATGATTCTGGGTACATTCAAGGTATTCCAGATTTGACAGTTTTATATAATGGGTTATGGGCAATGTTAGAAGTTAAAGCAAATTCTGAGGCGCACACTCAACCTAATCAAGACTATTATGTTGATCGATTGGATACAATGTCGTTTGCGGCATATATTCACCCGGACAATGAGTCAGAAGTGATTCGTCTACTAGATCAACATTTTGGTAGGTAACCGATGGACAATGAAAAATTAAACTTAGAAAAGGCGATACAAGTAAACAACACTTCTAAAGCTGAGATCAAAAAAATACATAACCATCCAAAAGGGTGGGAACCATCGTTTGAGTGGAATGGTAAAGATGGTGTTGTTGTAACACTATTACCAGACGACAGAGAATTATATTCGAGTCTATGGGACGAGATAATCAAAGACTGGGGATTAGACCCAAGTCTAGTAGCCATAGATCAAAGTTCAATCCAAATTCGAGGATGGGACGCAAACGTTTCTGAAGGAACTGGAAACGAAAAAGTAACTTATGTGAAGCGGATGCGCTACTACAAGGCAAATATTATTTTAAGAGAGACACTGGAAAACCGATTAGACGTAGATAATTTAATTAATGATATTAAGAAAAAGTCTAAAGTTACTAAAAAGGTAATCAAATCAGATGGTATATTTGACTTGATTGTTTGTGTTAGCGACTGGCAAATTGGAAAAGGCGAAGGCGATGGTTCGTCCGGATCAGTCGACAGAATAATGGAAAGTCTTTCGAATTTAGTAAATCACATAAAAGAACTTAAAAAGCTAAACCGCCAGCCTAGAAACATTTATATTCTAGGAATGGGAGACTTAGTTGAACAGTGTTCTGGCCATTACGCAATGCAGACATTTCAGGTAGACCTAGATCGTCGCCAACAAATGCAAGTTGTTCGTAGGCTTTTATTAGAATACGTAGATTCGTTATTTCAACTATGCGAAGAGCTTATATTGATAGCCGTTCCTGGAAATCATGGTGAAAACAGAATTAACGGTAAAGCGTTTACAACATTTACAGACAATGATGACTTAGCTGTTTTCGATAACATATTTGAAATAGTAAATTCTAATAAAGAACGTTATAACAATGTTCACGTTAAGTTAGCCAATAACCTATCCACAACATTTGAAGCGTGTTCTAGTGATGATTCAGATGGTATTGTTATTGGTCTAACACATATGCATGCTGGAAGATCTGGCAAAGATCCAAGAGCTAAGGTTATAAATTGGTGGAAGGGACATGCTCTTGGTAGAGGTGATGTTCATGATGCTGATATTCTAGTAACAGGTCACTATCATCATTTAATGATAGATGAATCTAGCGGTCGGACATGGTTTCAGTGTCCAGCGCAAGATCCAGGATCTGCTTGGTATGAAGAAATGACAGGTCAACATAGTCCTAACGGACTGTTGGTATTTTCAGTTAGTCACGAATTTAATGCTAGAAAATGGGGCGATTTAAAACTATTATAGAATATGGGGTTTTATGGACTTTACTCGCAAACCTGAATTAGAAGGTCAACATGCATTTTTAAGTCCGAGTAACTATCATTGGATAAACTATTCGGATGAAAAACTAGAAGAGCGATATAATACAGCAATGGCAGCGAGGCGTGGAACCGAGTTACATGAGTTTGCACATCAAGCGGCTAAACTAGGAATTAAACTACCTAAGTCTGAAAAAACTTTAAACATGTATGTTAATGATATTATTAGCTATAAGATGTCATGCGAAGTGCCGTTATATTATTCACCTAATTGTTTTGGTCATGCTGATGCGATATCTTTTAGGAATAATAATTTAAGAATCAGTGATTTAAAAACTGGAGTTACTAAAGCATCCCATACACAATTGGAAGTATATTCAGCGTTGTTCTGTTTACAATACATGATAGAACCAAATGATATATTCATAGAATTAAGAATCTACCAAAATGACGAGATAAGTATTCATGAACCAAGTCCAGAACATATTTCTCGCATAATGGAAAAAATTGTAGATTTTGACTTAAAAATCGAATCATTTAAAGTTGGAGGTTTTTGGTGAAAGTTGATGGCGCATATTTAGCACACTATGGTATTTTACGTAAATCAGGAAGATACCCTTGGGGATCGTCAAGTAATCAATCGACCAGAAATAAGAGTTTTCTGGAGTATGTTGAAGATCTACGAAACCGACTCGGTTATAACGAAGTAGAGATTGCTAAAACAATAGGTATATCTACCACACAACTTAGAGCAGCAAAAACAATTGCTAAAGCTGAACAAAAGCAGTCAAGTATATCAATGGCTCAAAGGTTGAGAGATAAAGGAATGGGTAATGTTGAAATCGGTAGGCGCATGGGTATTAATGAATCGTCTGTTAGAGCATTACTAAAACCAGGCGAACAAGATAAAGCTGATGTTTTAATGACGGTATCCGGTATGCTTAAAGATCAAGTAGCTGATAAAAAATATTTAGATGTTGGTAGTGGTGTAGAACAGCACATCGGTATTAGCGAAACTAAATTAAAAGCAGCAATCGCCAATCTTCAAGAAGAAGGATATTCCATTCACTATATTAAAGTACCAACAACCATTGGTAACGAAACAACTGTTAAAGTTTTAGTTGGTCCAGAAACAACATGGTCTGAACTCATGCAAAACCGAAACGATATTAAGCAGATAGCAGCATATTCTGATGATGGCGGTAGAACCGTTTATGGTATACTACCACCAAAAGCTTTTGATTCAGCAAGACTTCAAGTTAGGTATGCTGAAGAAGGTGGAAAAGATGCAGATGGTGTTATTTATGTTAGACCTGGCGTAGATGATATTTCCATAGGTGGATCTATGTATGCGCAGGTTAGAATTAAAGTAGATGACACGCATTATATTAAAGGTATGGCTATGTATAAAGATGATCTCCCTGATGGAGTAGATCTCTTATTTAATACAAACAAAAGTGATACTGGAAATAAGCTAGATGCCTTAAAACCATTAAAAGAGGACTTGGATAATCCATTCGGAACTCTAATAGATAGACAAATCATATCTAGAGATGCAGATGGTAAAGAAAACGTAACATCCGTTATGAATCTTGTGCGAGAAGAAGGAAGTTGGGCTAAATGGTCTAATACCATATCTCCACAAGTCCTATCTAAACAATCACCAACATTAGCTAGAACTCAATTAAACATGACTTATGAGTCTAGACAAAAAGAGTTAAATGATATTTTAGCACTAACAAATCCAATTGTAAAACAAAAATTATTATTGGAGTATGCTGATGGTGTAGATTCAGCGGCTGTTCATTTAAAGGCGCAAGCACTACCAAGACAAGCAACACATGTTATTTTACCAGTTGAGAGTCTTTCGGAAAACGAAGTCTACGCTCCAAATTATTTAAATGGAGAAAGAGTCGTTTTAGTCCGATATCCACATGGCGGTATATTTGAAATACCTGAATTAACAGTTAATAATAATCACCCAGAATCAAAAAAGCTTTTAGGTGATGCTAGAGATGCGGTTGGTATTAATACAAAAGTTGCTGAAAGATTATCAGGCGCAGACTTTGACGGTGATACAGTATTGGTTATTCCAAACAATCAAAACAAAGTAAAGACCTCGCCTGCTTTAGATGGTCTTAAAAACTTTGACCCGCAAAGAGCATATCCTGGTTATGAAGGTATGAAGAAGATGACAAATACCCAAACTGAAATGGGTAAGATATCTAACTTAATTACCGACATGACTCTCCAGGGTGCTCCGCATAGTGAAATTGTTAGGGCTGTTAGACACTCAATGGTTGTTATTGATGCTGAGAAACACGGTTTAAATTATAAAGAATCTGCTGCTGTAAACGGTATTAAAGAACTACAACAAAAATATCAACCTAATGGTGGAGCATCTACTATAGTATCTAGGGCTAAAGGTCAAGTTTATATTCCAGAACGTAGAGAAAGACGCGCCTCCGAAGGCGGAGCAATCGATCCTAAAACAGGAAAGATTGTTTATGTTGAGACTGGAAACATATCTAAAAGAACAGGTAAACCAGTAACAACAAAGACTCAACGTTTGGCCGTAACAGAAGATGCTTTTAAACTATCATCCGGAACACCAATGGAAACCTTGTATGCTACACAATCTAATAGACTTAAAGACTTAGCTAACTCAGCCCGAAAAGAAGCTGTAAACACAGAGAACACTAAGTGGTCCGAGTCTGCTAAGAAGGTCTATAAGAACGAGGTTTCATCTCTGGATAGTAAGTTATCGCTAGCTATTAGAAATCGTCCATTAGAGCGTCAGGCTCAGATAATTGCTAATAGTATTGTAACACAAAAGCGTCAGTATGAACCTAACATGCCTAATGATAAACTAAAGCGAGTAAAGACTCAAGCTCTAGAGCAAGCTAGAACAATAACTGGTGCGCATAAAACTAAGATTGTGATAACACAAACAGAGTGGAACGCGATACAAGAAGGCGCAATCTCGTCAACAAAGCTTAGAAGTATATTAGACAATGCTGACATGGATGTTGTTAAAGAGTTAGCAACACCAAGACCAAAGCTTCTAATGACAAATTCTAAGACTATGAGAGCTCAAGCAATGTTATCCTCTGGTTACACTAGAGCTGAGGTTGCTAGCGCATTAGGGGTATCTCTATCAACGTTAGATGAGGCTACTAGTGTTTAGTTCATATTGTCCTAGTGTGTTGGTAACCCCCACCTAGTTCATATTGTCCTAGTGTGTTGGTAACCCCCACCTAGTTCATATTGTCGATGGCGTGGTGGTGTGTAAAGCATATTCCTTTGTGCATATTCGTAGGCTGGCTATAGTCGTCTCTGCGTCTATTACATATTTGTTTAGAACTTACACACTACCGCACCACCACCACTACTCGTAACCTTACCAGTACTAGTACTAGTACACAACCAACCAAGGTAATGATGTAAACATAAGTTCTCAATTAGTTATAGAGAAGTATGATGCGTATAGAGAGTCGTGTTCGCATTCGTTTAGAGCGCTTACGATCCCTACACAGCTACACTAAGGTCGTGTTCATATTCGTTTAGAGCGCTTACGATCCCTACACAGCTACACTAAGGTCGTGTTCATATTCAGATAGAGTGTCAAAAGGATTGTGTGGTGCTCTTTAATACTCTATCTGAACCAAAGTAAGTAACAGAGTGTGGTTACACAGTAACTAACGTCTATGTTCATATTCACAATCACTACTCTTTAGGTAGATCGAGCTATTACATCGGTGCGGTACACTATGTTCATATTCGTTCAGCCTAAAGTAAGACTGAGTTAGGTAACACAATGATTAAAACAATGTTAACAACGATAGACAATCCACACAATCCTTTTGACAACTTCAGAGCTTGGTACTCTTGGGATGTTGCAGCTGGATACTACTCCGGCAACCTACTAGCCAACCTAGTAGCTACTTCGTATGAACTAAGTGAAGAACAACAAAATCAAGCTAACACTGATGCTATTGAAGAAATAATTAAAGAAAATGTTACCGGAAAATATAAGAAAATAACACGATATATTCCCGATTAAATGATATTTAACATTGGCAGGGGGAGGGGTCTAGCAAACAAAGCCCCCCCTATACAT